GACAACAGATACAACACAAGGTTTTAATATGATATCAAGAAAAGAATTTACTGAAAAAGTAGAACGTCTATTATCTCGTGGAAAGGGTGTTGACGTAATGGGTGCAATCGTTAAAGTTTGTGAAGAGAATCAATTAGAACCCGAAAGTGCTAAGAGACTTTTAACACCACCTCTTAAAGAGAAGTTGGAAGCAGAAGCACAAGGACTAAACCTAATCAATCGTGGTAGGACTAGTCAAGGAACAATCACACGATTTTACGAGGAAAAAAAATAATGGAAATTAATGATATAGTCACAGTAGTGGCCACGAGTGGTGAATACATTGGTAAGTTCAAAGGTTTAGAAAATGGTATTTTAAATATTGAAGACCCTAGAATGGTAATCTCTCATCCCAACGGAGACGGTGGTATGGGATTTGCAAGAGGTATTGCAGTCACTGGAGAAGAGAATCCAAGTGAAGTTTCATTTAATGAATTTGTATTTGTTGTTGCAACAAACCAACCTATTCAAGAAGCATACCAACAAGCAACTGGGTCTATAGTGACACCACCAAAAACTCCTACTATCATAACTTAATGACCAGTAGGGAAGGATATGATGCATACACTCTTTATCTTGGAATAAAACTACACTTCTATTCCAAGGACTATGACTTTATAAAGTACAATGGTAAAGTAAAGAGTGACATCAATTCCTTTCTAAAACGAAAAGATAAATTTCATTTTGGTAAGTTATTTAAAACTTACAAACAAGACTTACAAGATTTCTATATTGCAAATCTAAGTCTTAAAGATAGTTGGGCAGGAGACTTATTAGACAATGAATGTGAACGAATTTATAAAGAATGGAAAAAGAGACAACAAAAATTGTCATATATGTATGAAACAGAACTCTCTGATATCCTACTTAAAAGAAGTATACAAAAGGTATTGGAAGTAAAGAAAGGTCAACACCCTATACTATTAAAAGAATACATGGCAAAGAACATATCTTTAGAGACACTTTGTATAATGGATTCTATTATCGGATTCAGTTCCGATTGGGAGAGACTAATATCAGAGAAGGTAGTCTATCCCGAAATACACATAAAGATTCAGAAGTATAAGTCTTTCGTAGACTTTGATTACACAAAATATAAAACTAAAACAATAGAGTTATGTCAGAAATAACTATATTAGGAAACGGGCCTAGTAGAGAGGACTTTGATATCGACAATTGCATACATGAAGTATGGGGTTGTAATGCAATCTATAGGGACACTAATAAGTGTGATATAGTGTTTGCAGCTGATATGCCTTTACAAAAAGAAATTGTAGAGACAGGATATTATAAAGAAAACCTAGTGTGTTTTGCTGACATTGAACCCCTTCCAATAGAAATGTTGGAGTTAATGTCTGCAGGGTTTAACTACAGTCATGACGATATACGAATATCTAAAAAGGATAATGATACACACTTCATTGTTCAAGGTAATGAAACTTATACAGATTTTTTGGGATTAGTAAATCCCGAACTAATACTCACATACAATGACCCTATGTTTAGCAACTTGTTTACTGGAATGTCAGCATTAAGTTATGCTATGCAACAAGGTTATAAGACTATAAACATGGTGGGATTTGATGCACTGGAAAGTGATATTTGTGATAATATTTATGAAGGTAGTGCTAACTACGGGCATAAATATAATACCGACTCAACTGTTCTTGATGTTCAGAGGAGTCAGTTCATAGCACTATTAGAATGGTACTATGGAAAAGGTTCAGTATACTGGAAAAACCCTCTTGACAGAGAGGACGAAATCAAGTATAATGAATTATCTTATTATGAAAATAGTGAGAGATGGATTTTAGGTTTAGGCCTAGAGTCTTTGATATAATGCGATACAATGTTAATACAATAGGAGAATACAATGTCATCATTAGATAAACTAAGAGCAGCCATGGAAACTGCTTCACCTACAGAAGGTGCAAAAAAATCCTACAACGATGAAAGGTACTGGAAACCTGAACTAGATAAAACTGGAAACGGTTTTGCTGTAGTAAGATTCTTACCAACACCCCAAAACGAAGAAATGCCTTGGGTCAGTTATTTTGACCACGGTTTCCAAGGGCCTGGTGGTTGGTATATTGAGAAGTCTTTAACGACTCTTAATAAAAAAGACCCAGTGTCGGAGTACAATACCCAGTTATGGAATACAGGTATTGAAGCAAACAAAGAGATTGCTAGAAAACAGAAGAGAAGACTTCACTATGTTTCTAATGTCTTAGTTGTTTCAGACCCTAAGAATCCTGATAACGAAGGTAAAGTATTCTTGTATAAATTTGGAAAGAAAATCTTTGAACAACTCAAAGAGGCTATCTCTCCAGCATTTGAAGATGAAAGTGCAATCAACCCTTTTGATTTAAGGGAAGGTGCAAACTTCAAAATCAAAATAAGAAAAGTGGACGGATACTGGAACTATGATAAATCAGAGTTCGATTCAGTTGCACCACTATTCGAGGACGAGGATAAGTTGAACGAAACATTTAGTTCTGCTCATTCTTTGACGGACATTATTGCACCAAATGAATTTAAAACTTACGAGGAACTCAAAGAGAAACTCGATAGAGTATTAGGTTTAACTGGTACAGTAAGTAATTCGACTGCAGAGTCAGTTGCAGAAGACCTAGACGAAGTGCCTTGGTCAAATGTAAACACTGAATCTGTTGCAGAAGAACCTGTAATCTCATCAGTAGAATCTACTTCTGAAGGTGAAGAAGATGATGCGATGGATTACTTTAAGAAACTTGCTTCTGAGTAAGTAAGTTTTTTAAACGGGGGTGTTGACATATCATTATGTGTCCTTGAACAGTCAACACCAAACTGATAACGAAGGATTGGGGTTAATCAGTAAGGGAAAGATTCATGGGGTCAAGCGGATGAATCGGTTAGGAGCGGGACTGCTGTAAAGCGTGGGGCGACTTAACACTTTTAAGATTATATTATGAAAAGTGAATACTACAAAAACATACTACCATGGAATGAGAACGAGAGGGTTATTGACCAGTTTGGTTGGAACCCACAATCAGTTATCACTCCAACTAAATCGTCTAAGAACAATTGGGACGATGCATACTTAACTGCATACGAAGAGAAGAGAGGTGTTTGTCCTCGTCTTCCTAATGGGTTAATGATGAGTGAGTTTCATGCTGGTTTATGTGAGAACATAGTTCACTATTGGTCTATGGTTGGTGATACAATCGTTGACCCATTTGCTGGAAGATTGACACGTGCATTCGTATCACAATCTTTAGGAAGAAACTATTATGGTTATGACGTATCTTCCGAAACAGTCGATAGAGTTAGACACGAGTTAGATAGACATGAACTCGGTGCAACCATTTATGAAGAAGACGGGTGTGAAATGAAATCAACACCTAATGAATCTGCAAACTTAGTTATGACTTGTCCACCTTATGGTGACATAGAAAGATATGAGAGTGCAGAAGGTCAATTATCCGACCTAAGAAAGTATGAAGACTTTTGTGAAAGGATACAAGTTTGTGGAGATAACATAGAACGAGTTTTAAAGCCAGGAGGTTTTGCAGTTTGGGTTTGTGGTGATTGGAGAAGAGACGGAGAATACAAACCTTTCCATTCAGATACTATAAATATGTTCACTAAGTCGGGTCTGAAATTACATGACATAATTGTAATGAAGAACGACACTATATTTGCAGCCTTACAAGCAGGTAAGTGTGCAAGTAAAAGATACACTGCAAAGGTGCATGAATTCATCTTAGTGTTTCGTAAGGAAGGGGAACTAGAGTATAGTTCAGATAAAATAAAAAACAGAGAGGAATCTTTAGAACAATTTTTCAAATAATATGCCAGAAGTAAAACCAAGAATAGATAGGAAAAGTAATAATGTTGAACCATTTGATAGAATGTTAAGACGTTTTAAAAAGATGTGTGATAATGCAGGTATTGTTCAAGAGGTTAGAGATAGAAAGTATCACGAGAAACCTAACGATACTAAGAATCAGAAGAACCAAGATTTAAAGAGAAGGAAAAAGTTAAACAAGAAGAGAATGCAATCTGCTTCTTTTAGAAAGATAAGATAATGAGTAATTGGCATGGGGGGAAAGGTTCCAAGAGACGGAACTCAAACGAAGAAGCCTATGCAGATAACTGGGAGAAAATCTTTGGTAAAAAGAAACCCGAAGTTAAAGTAAGAAAAGAAACACCTAGTCATGGTGCATCACAAGTCCATTCGGACAAAACAAAATACAATCGAAAGAAACTTAAGAGTACTTAACGTCTACTAGTCTAGCAGTATCATCAGGGTTTCTAAAACTATGTCTACCAGTTTGTATTGTTGTATTTTTATTATTCACAACACTAGTATTAATTGACTCTACACCATTACCACCTTGTGCAGAATTTGGTGACATTCCAATATTTGAAGCATTCTTAAGAACAATTTCTGTAGGTGTTCCGTCATTCATAACACCCTTATACTTTTTAAGTGCAGACAACACCATCTTTTCCTTTTCTTCCGTAGAAGCATTTGAACTATCAATCATTGCTAATTCTTGTGTTAGGGTTTGAGCTCCATTATCGAATGTTGCAAGTTTATCTCCTGTTCTTCCACCAATCATTGCCCCACCAATACCAGTAAGTAAACTAGCAGCGAGAATACCCCAACCAACAGGATTTGAACCTAGTACAACTGCGGCTGCGGCTGGTGCGGCTGCACCTAATAGACCACCTGCCCAACTACCAATACCACGTCCAACACTTCCTCTTTTGTTTGCAGCTTGGGCATTTTCAGCAGTCATTAAATTATCGCCAGATAATAGTCCATCTTCCTCTAACCCTTCTATACCTTCACCATATTGGTTTTGGTCATATGCATCAAACCCATAATCTATTCCAGCACCTACGACTGGTAGTTTTGCAAAGGCACCTCTTGTAAATGATTTTCTAAGTGCCATTTGTGAATTGGCCCTCTTCATAAGGTCTTGTCCTTGTTTAGAATCTATAAACAAATCCATCTGTCTTGGATTTATGTTTAACATCTTATTCAAATACTCGGGATTACCTTTAAAGATATATCCCATCTTTTGAGACCACTTCTTATAGAAATTAGTTCTTTTGTCTAATGTCCCATCATTATTAAATAATCTATCAACTTTCTTTGCATCACTAGCATCAAAGTTATCTAGTTCTGATGTGAACGAACCTCGCATACCATATGACTCTGCACTTTCTTGTGCTATTTCATCAGGTCTTACTCCGCCTGGTATTGCATTTCTATAATTATACATATTCCTACCGAGGGCTGAACCTGCTGAAACACCAATTTCTGAAACTTTATCTGAAGGGTTTAGGGGGTCGACTCCTAAAGTATCTGTAGGATTCTTCAGTACTGTAGGAGGCCCATCATCACCAAAAAGTTTAGGAATACCAATAGCGGCCGCTATTGTTGCCACACCAGCAAGTATCGCTCCACCTCTTCCACCTCTCATCATACCTTTTAGATTTTTGAGCATGCCTGGTTTAGTTTTTCCACCCGTCTTCTTACCACTACCATCTCTGAATGTTTCCAAAGAAGCCTGAAGACCTTTGAACCCAACATAACCTGCAGCTGGAGCTACAGCTGATGCTATAAGTTGAGCAAATTTACCACTCAAGAGCGTAGCTCTAAACTTATTGTTTTCGTCTCCACCCTTTATACTATTAAGACCACCGCCAATTACCAATGCTCTTAACAGTTTATTAGTTGTCTGAACACCCTCGTTAACTTCTTCAGTTTCCTTTAGTTCTTTCTTTGCAATTTTTATTGCAGGGTCTACTTCTTGACTATCTCCAGCAATTGAAGCTGCAATACCTTCACTAACACCACCAAAGGAGAAAGCACTAGCGATACTGCCAGACAAGTCTTTGTTTCCAAATATCTTACCTACTGCATCTACCTTATCAACAACTGTATCTAAAGTTCCTAATAAATCAAAACCTGTAAGTTCTTTAAGTCCTTGACCAAACATAGTGAACTTAGTATCTTGTTCTGCAATTTCTTTTGATTGTTTCTCAACAGTCTCATTCAGTTTGTCCAAATTAGATTTAGACTTATCTATTAAGTTCTTCTGTACTTCTAATTCTTCTCTCTTAGTATCAAAGATTTCCGTTTCAAACTTTAGAAGACTTGCAGATTGTTTTTTCTTTTCTTCTAAAAGTTCTTTATGTTTCTTTTCATCACCAAGACCTTCTGCACGGATACTATCAAATTCAAGTTGTTGTATTTTATCTCTGAAGTCTTTAATCCTTTTACGGTTTTTAATTTCTGATTCTGCAATTTCTTGTTCTAGTGTCATTGCTTTTAATTGATTTAGACTATGTGTGTCTTGTGCAAGTTTAAGTTTTTCTACAAATCCAGTACTTCCACTAAGTCTATCTAATCCTTCTGAGAGTTTTTTATATTCTGCTGTAGTTTTATCTACATTATCAGAAGTTGCTTTTACGATTTGTTGGGTATAGTTCTGCAGTTCTTTAGCATTGGCGGCCGCCTTAAAAGACCCTTTAGTAGTTTCCCTTAAGTCTGCAATAGTTTTTGCAAGTGGAGTATTAACCTCTTGTAAGTTTGAGACGACAGTTTTAAATTTCTTACTAAACTGTTCTGTAGTCTTAGCAATTTCTTGTGCCTTTTGTTGCCTTAGTATGTTTATGCTATCGTCTGCCATTTATATTTCCTATTTACCGAATGCCTTTCCTGCTTCTGATATACCAAATGCACCTAATGTCACTACAACAAAAGAAGTGTAGATAGTGTCGGATACCTTTAAGTCCATATCCCAAAATGCAGTAATTAAATCTGCACAACCGAATACAACCATTAAAAAGAATGAAGCAAATCCTATGATTGCCTTTTCATTAATGTCATTCTCATCTCTGAATAATGCACCAATAGAGAATCTCTCTTTAGGTTTTGCAGCCGCAGTTGCAATCTGAAGTTCCTTAGAAATTTTTTCCATCTCTTTAATTTTGTCTTGAGCTTCATCTAACTTCAAGACCATTTCTGTATACTTTGCAACGTCTATCTCAACATTACCAGTACTTACTTTCTTCTCATCACTCATAATTTGTGTCCTCTATATTATGAATCACGTAAACATAACGAAAGTTAACTTTGTTGTTCTTGTCTAATCCTCTCTCGTTCTTCTTCTAAATGATTGACAAGAAGTTTTACATATATCTCCCTTTCCCATGGTATCATTTCTTCTAATTCTGTTAATGAGTACTTGTGTTCCTGCATTAACTGAAAGTTAGATTGATAATAACCAACTAAACTCTCATGAGAAAGAGATATTAAAAAAAAGAGTTAAGTCCTTGTAGTACTTTTTCTTGTTTGGTACTACATAACTCACAAGTATACTCAACAGTTTCCTTCAATGAAGGTGTTTGTATGAAATACTCATTCACCTTTTCTAACTGTTCTAGTGTAAGTGACTCTACAAACTCTTTTAAGTCAGAACTTTGTACATCTTTACACTCATAAACTTCATTTTCGTCAAATATAGTTTCTATACCATACATAACTGTTGCAATTAGACGGTCATCAGTGTCTTCTATGCCTTCTACTATGGATAATTCTCCAACTGTAGGGTATTTTAACACTAAACCTAAGTTATCTGTTAACATAAGTTTAGAATCTAGTGGATTTTCAGTAAGTTTAACTTCATTTAAGTTAATTTCTGCACTTCCACTACCTGTACAGTCTTCTTCTGTACATAAAAACTTAACTTTAGTAGTTTCACCTACAGATTTAGTTCTAATTTGCAAAAATAAGTACTCTAAATCAAATAAAGAAAGTTTATTTGCATCAACTTTACCAAAAGTCACACTTTCAATCAATTGAGTGAGTGCTTCTGCAATTTCTTTACCGTCTTCACTCTCTTTTGCAATCAAAAGATACTTCTGTTCTTTAACTAAGAAAGGTCTATACTTAACTTCTCTTCCATCACTTAAATTGCACACATATGTTGGTGCAGCTTGGATTGGTAATCCCATAATTTACTCCATATTTTATTAACCACCAAATAAACTACTAAAATCTCTTAATGAATCTTTTAGTCTACTTACTTGTGAATCATATTTATTAAATCTCTTAAGGTATTTTTCTGCCCTATCGTCACCAAACTGGGCTGCAAGTCCTAGACCTTCTAAAATACCATCAAATCTTCTTCTACCACTATTTAGACCACTAGGATTGACTTTATTACTACCATTGTACACACTATGTAAGTCTGATAAGTCTGCAACTAATTTTGCATCTTTATATTCTGTAGTAAAATGTTGGAATGCCATGGTGACTGAAAATAATAACATGTCAGCACTATCCATTGATAGAGTTTGTGTTGCAATTGCTTTTGGAAATGCACCATGTAATGTATTTTTAACTGTCGTTGTTCCTTCACCCATTCTTCCATCTCTTCTTAAGTGTTCAATCTCAACTGTTCCTTGATATCTATTAGGATATTCAAATAGTGGAAGTTTATTTCTTTCATGTGATACACCACCTTCAGAAGTATCAGTAGTGACAATGAAATCCATCCATGCCTGTAATATCTTTCTATCTATAAAATTAGTATCACAATAAAAAGATATTTCCATTTCATGCATATCGTTGACAACACCTGTTGGGACTATTTTAGTTTTTCCTACTGGAGAATATCCTTCAGTTTCTATTGTTCTTGAGGGTAAAGAAGCATTTCTACATCTTACACCTTCTAGTGAAAGACTTAATACAGAACTTCTTTTCATTGTTGTTGTAGTATTTTGAGTATAACCTTTTGTGGAATTTTCAAAGTTATATTTTCTGGCTGGGTCAGCTGTTGATTGACCAGTAATTACTATACTTGGGCCAAAAAAGTTTACTCTAAACTGGTTTGTCATTGCAGGAGTAGATAAGTTTGCCATTAACTTGTCTATAGAAAAACTTGGTCTTGAACTTATTCTTTTTGCTTCAGCATTAGCTGCATCACTTCTTAGTCCTTCTTGTAATGCTTCAACATCTATCTTTGGTTGAACATCTTTGATACTTGGTATTTTATATTTTTTTATTTCCATTAATAACTCTCTACTTTTATCCTACTATCTTTGTAAACTGTATGTGCATTTGTACTGTTAGTAAACTTATAAGCTGGTAGTAAACTTACAATATCCCAATCACTGTATGGCACTTCTTTAATTTGTCCTTGTATTTCAGATGTAAGATATCTTTTAATACAAGGTCTTGCCCATTTCAACTTAGCAGACTTACGAATTAAATCATAACTCATTTGTATCCTTGTATCCTCTTCATCTTGACCGTCAAAGTCTCTAGTATATCTTAATAATTCTGTTAACAATTCTACTCTTCTTAATGGGTGAATGTAATGTAAATTCAATCCATAAAAACCATCTGTTGTAAATCTAAATGGTATGACTAATGGAAATCTATCATAGTAAGGTAATACGTCTCTCCATTTTGCAATGTATGAGAACATAAACATTCCTCCTATGATTGGTCTATCCTTATCAATATAGTTTTCAGAGTATTCTTCTCTTACTCTAGAACTTATTTTCATAGACCCTATCGCACCTCTAAACCAGTTTAAAGATTCTTGCGATTGTCGTTTTAACTCAACAGGAGTCATTGCACTAAGACGTGTGACAAGATTAATCATAATACTATTTATAGTTAAAAGGAATAATTTAGTAGAGATTCTTCTGTAAATTTAATTTCTTTTACAGTTTGCATAACCTTAATACTGTTTGCATACATTTCGGGTCTGTCTTCTGAAACATGCATCTCAATCATGTTAGGTTTTATAACTGCAAACATATTATTACCACTCTTAGAATACAAACCTAACCAAGTATCAAAATCAAGTGTTTCGTTTGAAGTAGATTCTTTGTCCCATAGAACAAACTCTTGGTCTAACTTATTTAAATGTATGAGTGCATGAACTCTATGGGTGCCAGGGTGAACAACCCATTTGTTATTATTCATATAAGCTTGGGGAACCGAATACAATCCTTTAGTTTTAATCTCATTGATTAACCATATAAGTTTTGTTGCATGAAAGTTTTCGTTGTACTCATGAATGGACATTTTCTCTCTGAAGTTTTCTGCAACAACTGGTTCTAGTTCTTTGTTTTCTAGTAAATGTTTTGCTAGTCTTATATGGTCTTCAGGTCTAGGTTCCCAATCGTTTTCTAGTGCTTCACCCAATGTGACTAATTTAGGTTTGACCACTAACCCATCGAATATTGTTCTGAGCTCGTCTATATCGTTTTGGGTGTTTAAGTGCTTAATCTCTTCCATTTAAATATCCCTCTACTAGTTTTATATCGTTAGGTGTGTCTACAGATAATCCGATATCATTAACCTCTACCATTTTAACTTTATATCCATTCTCTATGTATCTAAACATTTCTACATTCTCTCTTTTTTCAAACTCACCTCTAGTAAGTGTTGAGAACATTGATAACATGTCTCTACTGAATGCATACAATCCCATTTGTTGATAAGGTGAAATAGGTAGTCTAGAAAAATGAGTTGCATAGTTATCTTTATTGAATGCAACTTTAACAACATTTATATCACTGTTTTTATAATCTTGTTCTATTTTAACATATGCATTTGATACACTACCTAGTGTGTAAGACTCTATTACTTTATCAATTGCGTCAGGGTCAATCAGGGGTTCGTCACCTTGAATGTTAACATATATGTCTGCATGTAGTGTATCAAGTGTAAGTGCAATTCGGTCAGTACCAGTAGGAACAACATTATCAATCCTGATTACATTCAGGTCATTGTCATTACAATAGGTTTCAATTCTATTATCATCAGTGACCACATAGATTTTGTCCAGTCTCTTTGACAGTGTTGCACGGTCATAAACCCTTTGTATCATTGTTTGTCCATTAATCATTGCAAGGGGTTTACCCTCGAATCTAATTGAACCCCAACGGGCTGGTATTAAACCGACTGTATTGATTTTGCTTTGTTCCAACATTCTACTTTACCGTATCCATATTCTGCATGTATGAAATCTACTCCTGATGAATCTGCACATTGTTTGTCTACTATCATGTCGCCAACATAGACTGCATCTTTAGGATTAGTATTACAATGTGCAAGAGTAAATAATAATTGGTCGGGTGAGGGTTTACCTCTTAGTCCTTCAGTAGGACAACATATAAAATCAAACTCAACATCTAGTTTAGACAGAATATCATGTGTTCTATCTTTATGTTTAGATGTGACGACTGCAAGTTTCTTTCCTTGTGACTTAAGGTGTTGTAAATGTTCTTCTACACCGTCATAAAACTTAATCAACTTACTATTCTTTGAAGAGAATTGGTTGTACTTTCTCATGAGTTCATCTTGGTCAGTAAGTATACCTATTTCAGTCAGTATATCTTTGAATGGTTTTCCTATTAACTTGAAGTAATCTTTAAAGTCTCTACCAGTGTTAAGGGAGTTGAATGACTTCTCCATGTTTTCCTTTGAATCAATTAAGACTCCGTCCAAATCAAATATGTATAGTGTCTTCATGTTAAGTGGTCTTCAGTTAATATTCTAAAATTCAATCGTCTATCTTTACAATACTCTTCTGCAGCTTTAAACTTTGCTTGATTAACAGCATAGGTTGCAATCTCATTGAGGTATCGTTTGGTTTGTCGTTTAGGTTCCTTTGGGGGTTTAAGTTGTTTCTTAGGTTTAACTTCTATAATCTCTCTTATAGATTGACCCTTGTCATTAACAAACTTTATATAGAAATCGGGAAAGTACCTATGTGGTCTCTTATCTAGTGGCGAAATGTACGGAATGATAACTTCCTCACTACCCCACTCTATGATATTAGTATTAGTATCACAATAGACCATGAATCTTCGTTCCCATAAAGACCTGTATATTATCTTTGTGGGGTCTCCTTTGTATTTTTTATAGTTCTTTGGTTTAAACCTTCCGCTGTACGACATAAATAGATATGAATAAGTTAATATACAGGTATTTATACATGGCATCAGTAAACAAATTTCTATCAAAACTCAATCAGGCATCTACAGCACTTAAGTCAGTTAAAGGTATATCGAGTAAAATATTTGGTACAGGATATCAAACGAATGTGTCTACACAAGAACAAGATGTTGAAATTGAAAGAAGAAGACTTCAACAAAATGCTAAAGCTTTAAAAGGCATAGCAAATTCTCCACAGTTTCTAGGTACGAAGTATTCAGCTCAACCAGTATTGCCAAGCTCTGAAGAATTAGTATATCCTAGAGAGAATCCTGTAGATAATTATGTTCATTTTACAATCCAACCAAGAAAAAAAAGAGCAGGTGGAAATTCATTATCAGATGGAAAAACTGAAATCTATTTGTATGCTCCAAATGTAAAAAATGATGCACCGTCAATTTCTTATAACAATGTTGAATTTGGAAACATACAGAGAGATATATTAAATAATGGACTTTTTGATATAGATAGTGGTGTTAGAGCTGAGATTAGTGAAATGTTATCAAAAATGTTAAATAAAATTAACTTGAGTACAAAGGATTTTGCAGAGGATAGAACATTCAATCCACAAAAAGAGGTTATGTTTGAGGGTATCCAATTTAGAAGTTTCGATATGACATTTCAATTTAGACCAAATAGTATAAATGAGTCAGAAGAAATTAATAACATAATATGGGCATTTAAAACTGCAATGTTGCCAGATACGTATCAATTGAGAGCTGACCAAGTTGGTGCTGAGATTTCTGAAAATTATTTTAATTTACCCAATAATATAGAAATAGAATGGGTTGGTTCGATTAAAGAAAGAGTTGATGGGTTCTTACCTTCTTTTATAACCAATGTATCAGTTCAATATAATGGTGGTAATAAAATGGAAACTTTTAAAGATGGTATGCCTTTAGTTATAGACATGTCGATTTCGTTTATAGAAAATGTTTTAATGACACAAGAAAATTATCAAGAAATAACTGCTTCTAGCAAAGCAGAAAAGGTAAAAGACCTTCCACCAACGGCCAGACAAGAAATAGCAGATAAGAAAGCAAAAGAAGCAGAACGTAAAGAACAAAAAAGAATTTATCCTGCAACTGATTGGACTAAAACTGATATACTTCCACCAGGCGGTATGACTGAAGATTTCTTAGATTCTATTGGAGCTAGTCCAACTAAAATGCCTTGGGAGTAGAATATGGCAAATCAATTATATAAGAATTTTCCTGAAATACAATATACTTTATCTAACGGTAAACTTGTCACAATAAAAGATTTCTTTAGAAAGGCTAGAATAACATCTTTCAGTCTTGATAAAGTTGTTGATTATGAATACTATGAATTGCAGGAAGGTGAAAGACCTGATGTAGTTGCATCTAAATTATATGGTGACAGTGATTTACATTGGATTTTCTTTTTAGTCAATGACATGGAAAATTACTATGACTGGTATATGAGTTC